ACGTGGAATGAAGATACAGGAACATAACGACAATGGTAGATACCTGGTTTACAGAACAGGAAACAAGTAAAACATCACATAATACGGTTGCCGAAAAAAGTGCTGGCAATCGTATAAGTCCTGGTCCTTATATTGGTATCGTTAAAAACGTTATTGATCCGCTATACAGTGGTGTTCTACAAGTTTATATTCCTGAATTAGGCGGCGACCCAACTGACAAAACTAGTTGGAAGAATATGATGTATGCGACACCATTTTATGGTCGCACCAACATTCAAGATGGCAGCAGTTATGCTGGCAGTCCCCACAGTTATGGTATGTGGTTTGTGCCACCTGATATTGATAATAAAGTATTATGTATATTTGCTAACGGTGATCCTGCAAAAGGCTATTGGTTTGCTTGTATTCCTGATTGGCCAGCAATGCATATGTTGCCTGGTATTGCCGCACCTGTTGATGGCAGCGGTGTAGCACCTGTTGTAGATCACTATGATAGCAAAGATGATCCGCAAGGGTTGTCAGCCGTTCGTAGCCTTGACAAATATATTCACGAAAACCAACGTGCAATATGGGACAAGCAAGGTTTAACACAAGACCCAGATCGTGGACCTGGTCGCAGTAGTGCGCAGCGTGAAACACCTAGTTCAGTATTTGGTATATCTACGCCAGGTCGTCCTATCATGGATGATGATCCTAAGCTGTATCCTGATAATCTAGGATTTACAAGCGGTGGCACAACACAAAAAGCACCTGGTCAACTTAGTGGTGTTATGGGTCGCAAAGGTGGTCATACATTTATAATGGATGATGGCGATAGCAATGGTCAAAACCAGATGTTCCGTATGCGTAGTGCGGCGGGTCATATGATATTAATGAACGATACAAAAGAGTTCATTTATATTATCAATAGTCAAGGCACAGCATGGGTTGAAATGGATGCAAAAGGTGCTATCAACATCTTTTCACAAAGCCAAATGAACATAACTGCCAAAGATGGTTTCTCACTAGAAACACAAGGCAGTCTAAAAATGAAAGGCAAGACTGTTGATATCGTTAGTGAAACTAGTTTAAACATCACTGCTGCTGATATTAATGTATTAGCAAGCGGCACAAATAAAATAAGTGCAAAACAAGGTTTACATCTCAAAGGCAAGAACACTTATCTTACTGGTGATGCTTGTATACAGATTAAGAGTGATGGTCACATTGATGCAGATAGTAGTTGTCATACTATCAACACTGCTGGCGCAACAAAAGCACAAGAAGCAGGTGAAGCTAAAAAACCTGACAATATGCCTGCTAGTGAACCACGTAATAAAAATGCAGGCAGTTTAACCAGTAGTCCAACCGCTAATACTAAAAATAATGCGGCAAGTAATCCAAATAATCCTTATGGTGCTACTAATAACTTTGGTAGCAGTGATGTGCCAAACAATGTTGGTAACCAAACTAATAATAATCAACCAATTGTTTATAACAACGGACCACAAGGCAGTTTACAAGGTCAGGGAAGCACCGCTGGTGCCTATCAGTCGCCTCAAGCTAACAATGGTGGAATTAACTGGACAGTGGCTGGTGCGGTCGCTGGTGCTGTTGCGGGCATTGTATTTGGCGGTGGCAGTAGTTATAATGTAAGTGGCAGCAATGATAACAAGTTAAGTGTAGGCGAAGCACAAAATAATCCAGGCAATTTACCATATAACAGCAATGATAAATTTGCTGTTGGATATAATAATAATCTTGCGGTATATGCTAAACCCGAAGCAGGTATAGCAGCACTTGCACTTGCATTCGATGCTCTTAATGTAAGTTCAACTACACGCAGCATTGATATTATTCAAGGTTTCTTAAATGCCAAGAGTAATACTGATCCTAAAGTTATTGATATGACACGTTATATGCATCAGAATTTAGGTATCGTTGCTGATGATTATGTTGCGCTACACGATCCTAACACACGTATTGGTTGGGTTTCTTATGCAATACAATATACACAAGGTAGATTGATTTATACATATGACCAGGTCGTTACTGGCTGTGCTATGAGCCTTAACGTATCTGTAACAGATTTCTTGCAAGGTATACAACCTATTACCAAACCATGGCAAAATAATAATGGTTACAATCCATTAAGTGGCTTTGTAAATCCTGCACAGAATAATAATGTTGTTCAGCGTGGTAGCAGTCCACTGCAAACTATCGGCAACGCATTACAAGGTGGTATTGTCGGTGGATTGATTGGCAGCGTTATTCAAAATAATCAACGCAGTAATCAATCTCAAGTATTACAATTTGCTAATCGTGAAGAAGCAATGGCTTATCTTAATAATAATCCTAATCTGCCCGTTGGAACTACAATAAGATATGCAGATGGCAGCAGCTTTACGCTTGGCGGCGGCAGTGTTACATTTGTTAATAATGACGGTAATACTGTTACTGGCGTTCAACAATTTGGCGGCGCAACCAACGAAGCTGTGGGCGCAAGTGTGCGTTTTGATGGAATTATTAATAATGGAACACAAGGCAGTGGTGGTTGTGCTACATTAGCGCAGACTTATGCACCTAATCTTGGACTAACTTCTACTTGGACAGCAGGTGGTTCTATCAAAGATGGTACTGCACAACCTGGTGATGTATATGCTACATTCTCGGCTGATGGCACTTATAAAGGTATAAGTGGTGAAAATCACACAGTTATATTCAACAATTATACACGTGATAGTGCTGGTAATATTACTGGCGCTTATGTCACTGAACAATATATTGGTCAACCACCACATACTGCTTTTTATCCTGTAAAAGCATTAAGCGTAAATAATGAAACATTTAACAACATGTATCAAGTGCAAAGTCCTACTGCACTGAGCGGTGCTAATGTCACCCAAACACAACAATACTCACAAGTTGATACGCCACCGCCTCCACAAGTTCCACTGCCACCTGTAAGACCGCCAGAAGATGCGGCACCAATTGAAGCAGATGCTGCACGTGATATGAAGGCTACACAAGGTAGCACGACATCATATCCTTATTATGATCCAACAACTGGCGAGAATGTTAATTCAAAAAGTCCAACATCAGCATCATATCCGTATTATGATCCAACAACAGGTGAAGCTGTAAATGCACAGCCAACCCCAGATACTGATTTTAAACCAGATACCACAGATACATCATATCTATATAATAAAACACCACCTACAACGGATAATTCATATCTGTATAATGCACCAACTGCAACTGATACTACATTTGATCGTGACTATGCTGGCAGTGTTGGCAGACAAAATCAACCTATTGTTCTTGACAATGGTACACCAACAGCAGAACAACAAGCAGGCATGATGGGTCGTGGAGCAACTGTTGGTGACTTTACATATCAAAGCAGTGGCAGACAAGATTCAACTATACCTGATTATGGACCAGCATCAAGTAGCGGTAGACAAAATTTACCAATCAACAGTGATTATGCTGGTGAGAAAAATGCAGAAGAGTATGTGAAAGCACAAGCAGTAGAAGCAAATCGACCTGTGCTTACATATGACCAAAGAACAGGTGAGGTTGTTGCTGTTAATACTACAACAGCGCCTAAGTCAATAGGAACTGAAGATGATTTCCGTCAAAAACCAATTACTGGCGGTGCATCTGCACCTGGAACTAATGGTGCTAATGGTGGACAAAAAACACCACAAGGAAGTAGCAGCACAGGAGCGGGCGGTAAGTCCTGTTAAATAGTAATATGGCATTATACAAAGGTTACAGCAGCGTAAACAGAGATTTTGGACCATTTGCAATCACTGATAATGATCTTATCATACAGGATTTGATTAATCATTTAAACATACGTAAAGGTGAGAAGTTACATAACCCAAACTTTGGTAGTATTATTTGGAACCGACTATTTGATCCACTTACACCAGCTTTAAAGAATGAAATCAAAGCAGACTTAGATAGAATTATTTCATATGACCCACGTTTTACTGTTGTAAGTGATACTGCGGTTCAAGAAAGTCCAGATGGTCATGGTTTAGTTTTAAGTTTTAGCTTACAATTCAGTGGCGGAAACAAGATTGTAGACTTAAGTTTACTTTTCAACAAAAATAGCAGCAAACTTTACGTATTATAATAGTAGCATATTATTTTTAAAATAAATAATAAGAGGTTCTTAAATGGCTACTAATACTCGTCAAACCAATATATTTGCTGCTGAAGATTGGAAGAAAGTTTATACTACATTTTCCAATGCTGATTTTCAAAGCTATGACTTTGAAACACTGCGCAAAGTGTTGGTTGATTATATCAAGACTTATTACGCAGAAGATTTCAACGATTTTATTGAAAGCAGTGAGTATGTAGCACTACTTGACCTAATTGCGTTTATGGGTCAAAGTGTAGCTTTCCGCACAGACCTTAATGCACGTGAAAATTTTTTAGAAACAGCAGAACGCCGTGATAGCGTCCTGAAACTAGCAAAACAACTCAACTATGTTCCAAACCGTAATCGTGCGGCTAATGGTCTTCTTAAGATTAAGAGTGTTAATACTACTGAAAACATCTTTGATGTTAATGGCACTAACCTAAGTCGTGTTACAGTTAACTGGAATGATGCAAATAATGCAGCTTGGGTTAGTCAATTTACACAAATTCTTAATGCCGCTATTACCAAGTCTACAAAGATTGGTAAGCCTTATGCAAGCAAGACTATTAACAATATTCGCACTGAACAATACAACATCGCAGTGCCAAACACTATTTTACCAATCTTTGCTTTTAGCAGCACTATTAATGATGTTGCTACTAACTTTGAAATTGTAAGTGCAAACATTCTTAATACTGATACTATTAGTGAATATGAACCAGGTGCTCGTGGTCAGTTTGGTATGATTTACCAAAATGATAGTCGTGGTAATGCAAGTAATAATACAGGTTACTTTTTATACTTTAAGCAAGGTAGCTTAAACAGCACTGACTTCTTGATTACAGAAAAGATTGCTAATCGTATAATTGATATTGATGTTGCTAATATTAATAACAGTGATATTTGGATGTATGATATTACCAATGGAACCATTGGAACTAACTGGACACAAGTTCCATCTACAAGCAGCAGCAGTGCAATCTACAATTCTACTGCACGTGGTATTAGAACTCTTTATAGTGTTAACACACGTATCAATGACCAAATTTCACTGGTATTTGGTGATGGTAGTTTTGCTGATATTCCTATCGGTAACTATCGTGCTTATTATCGTGTCAGCAATGGCTTAACTTATCGCATTACACCTAATGATTTAAGTAACGTAACCGTTGCCGTGCCTTATATCAGTGGCAGTGGTAAGCCAGAAACACTTACAATTACTGCAAGTCTACAATATACTGTAAGTAATTCATCACG